CTAACCACTCGCCTATGTGATTGCCCCAATTATAACCTAACCATTCATAGAAATGTTGAACATCGTATTTAGACCTCTCCATATGAAAAGCAGTTAATATATTTTCTCTCACTCTTCTTCATCTCCGTAGAACATGGGGAGGCCAACCCATTCTGAAATACCCAGAGCAAGCATGTTAGCCTCTTCTCTTGTAATAATTACACCTACAACCATATCTTCTGCAAATATATTGATAGCAAGCATTTCATTAGTTAATTCTGTCATAATTACTTCTTTATTTTTAGAAGCCCAAATCCTCGTCATTTTCATCTTCTCCATTCAAAGCCCTTAGTGTTCTTATACCATGCCTTAAATCTGAAAAGACTTGTATTTCTCTTGAATGTGGCGATAAGATGGCTACCGGACAAGTCGGCCTTTCACGAGGGAAACCGCACATCTCACCAAAAGTATCTACTATCTTGTAAGCACCCGGCCTAATAGCCCATCTTTCAACTCCATGTTTTGTGAAAGGTGCAATAACAGGAACATGGTGATGCCCTACGACACCAATATCGAAGTCGGCTTCGCCATCTTCCCACATCTTCTTAATGACACGAGTTGGGTCTATCTGCGAATTACCTCTGCGTTTATGTCTAACAGATATATGATAAGCAATATCATTTACCCAAAGTCTGATATTTAATTCATGTGCATGGTAAAGAATAGACCTATCTTCTGCGAATTTCTTTAGAGGGTCATAGTCAGTCATACCAGCAGTCCAGAGGTCGTGATTACCAGCAACAATAGCCATAAGACTATCGCCAGACATATCTAAGTAGTGTTCGCATAACTTCCATTGAACGGAAGGGGGGATTGGTGCTTTCATAGCAGGTCGTGGTTTGTCAACAATAAAGTTGTCTATATAGTCACCAGCATGAATTACAAAACAATTAGGTTCTCTTTCAATCATCTCTGTATCAAGCCTTAGTCTCTCATGGTCACAGAAAGGATTACCTATGTGCTGGTCACTTGCGAATGCTATTGCGATATATTTGTCTTCGGGAGTCTGCATACGAATATCTGCCCATCGGTTATGTTCAATGTTTGCTATTGCCGTCTTAGCCTTCTCTTCAATAGCCATCCAGAGGTCTTCACCGTCTGATGACGCTTTCTTTAGATGCTCAACAATAAAATTAGGTTTCTCTGTTCTTGTGATTGCACCATTATCATAAGCAGACCTAATTCTCTGCCTCCATGCTTCAAGACTAATGCTACTATCTCTTCTATGTAACATACGAGCAAGAGACAAAACAGAACCATCCCAAACTTTAGGAATAGCACTATTATATCTATTTTCAAAGTCTGGAAATAAATCTGGCTCTTGTTGGTTTGCTCTTGTTATGAAACTATTCCAAGAAGCAAAAGAATGCTCTGGGTACTCAACTGCAAGCCACCTTGCATATTCTACTTTATTACCTGTGTATTTATTCAGATTCTCAACGACTATGGCTAACCTACTTGCTTTATCCATGTGTGTAAGTAGATACTTATTACTTAATAAATGTAATTATTTTTGTGTCTCTGAAAGATTTCAGAAAGAAATAAACGATAAACTGCTCAAAAGTTAGAATAATTTTGTTTTTTTTCCTAAAAGTCAGAAATTAAAGGCAAATTCACTATATTCTATTATAATAAGTATAATACTATAAGAAATAAAAAAGAATTACTGATATAGGCTCTCAATGATGCGTTTAATTCTTTTTTTATTCTTTCTATGTCTCCAAAATAAATAAAGTAAAACCCACCATAGCATTTCAGCCGCAAGAACATAATATGATAGTATCTCTATCATAGAACTCAATATGACATAGTGTCATATGATATTATTGCTGGTTTACCCATTCATTTATTAATTATATTGTCAATGAACCCAACATGGCGCGAAGAAACTTGTTCAGCCGACTTTTTGGGGGCAAGGCTGAAGACGAAGAAATAAGTTTCACGGCATCAACAGATATGAGACATAATGTATCACACAGACATCCTCTGGTATTAGCGGCTGGTATGTCTGATATTATTGAAGAGACCGATAAACTTCGAGACAATGCTCAATACGATAATGATTTCTATCTATTTGATGATATGTTGAGATTAGACCCAGAGTTAAATGGTGCAGTTAGAGCAGTTAGCCTTACGGCTAACAACTATCACATAGACTACTCAAGAGCCAGAAATGCAAGAATCCGTGATGCCATCAGAACATTAACAGAAGAAACACTCGACTTTGATGATTTCCTAATTAATGCTATGAGAAACATGATGGTCTACGGGAATGATATAAACAAATATGTAGGAACAAGTAGAGAAGGCATTACCGAGTTGCAGTCTCTACCCGTAGGGCAGATGACAATTGTAGACGAAAGACCACTTACCTCATCTATTGATGAGTTTAATCCTATCATAAACCCAGAGAGATATATCTTAAGAGAAGGGGAACAGACCGTTGAAGAAATACCTGCTGATGAGATATTACATATCAGAACAGATTACAGAAGCAATTGGTATACAGACAATGAAGAAAGAGTCACATACGGTATCTGGGGTGCATCAAGATTTACTTCTCTAAAGCAAGCAATCAGAGCAAAATACAATAGCATGAATAATAGAATCGCTCTTGAAGATGCTATGACAAAACAATACATAACTATTGACAAATCTGCAATAGCACACATACAAGACCCAAATGAACAGAGAGAAAGACTAAGATACATTATGGAACAAGTAGTTTCTACATTAGAGTCTCTGCGTGGAGACCAAGTACCAATTTTCCCAGACTATGTAAGTATTCAACACATTGACCAAAGAACCGCTATACCAGACACTACTTCCTTCCTTGATAATGTAAATGCTGATATTGCAGCGGTTCTACAGGTTCCAAGAACGGCGGCTGGTCAAGAAAGAGGTTCAACTTTTGCTGCGTCATATACTGCTAATCAATGGTCTGCTACCGCTATCCGTAGAATGTTAAGCATTCTAAATCAATCTGTCAGAGAGATGTTTTCAAAACATCTTGAGTTATTGAATATTGCACATACTATGGCAGACCTTCCTCAATTAGTCTTTGAACCAATTGATGAAGAAAGTAAGATTGACAAGATGCGAAGAGTGAATATAGGTTATAATGCAGGTATACTAAGTCTTAATCAATCATTAGAAATCATCGGTCTTCCAGAGATAGGAGAAGAAGGGGATATTAGAAAAGACGGTTCTCAAGTGCCTATGGGCGAAATGCCAAGACAGAACGAAAATGTAAATGATAATCCGGGTCGTGGTGCTGATAATGGCGAATGATGTTCTTGAATTTAGAATAGAAGCAGTTGAAGAAGATGTAAGAGATTTAAAATCTCTTACTGTTAAGATAGTAGAGGCACAATCTCGCACAGACTCAAGATTAGCAGGTCTTGAGGGGCAACTTAAAATACAGAACGATGTGCTTCAAAATGGTTTTAAATTAATCCAGAAAGTCATATTGGCTGGGATAGGTATAATAAGTTTAATTCTTACAGGAACACAAGTGATGGTATGAGGTTTGAAGTAATATCAGACCACGAAGATTTATGCAGAGAGTGGGGGTCAGACCTCCTAAAAGCAAGCGAAAAGGGTTATCCAGATATATACGATGATGCTCTGCATTGGGTGATGTATGATAATGACTTACCAATAGCATACACTACTTCTGTTTTTTGCGAAAACTTTCTGCTTGTAGGAAATACTTATATTAGAAAAGAGTATAGGGGTAGAGGTCTGCACACTCAATTACTTGAATATAGAAACAAACATCTCGGTAGACTTCCAAAAGTTACCTGTGTTAATCCCATAGAAGGCACACACATTAATCAATTAATAAAAGTTATAAGTCGTCTTGGCTATAAAAAGATTGAAAAGATACAGGATGTATGGGATATAATGACTGCTTCTACTTATCGTAAGATAATTGAAAAGGGTCATCAGATATGGAGGCTTAATTATGAAACAACATGCTAAAGATACCTTTAATGACCGTATGGTTAAAAGAACGGTACTGCCTGTTATTTATCTATGGCTTATGGCTTGCGGTGCAGTTGTAGGCATGGGTATCTGGAAACCAGATGTTGTATTAATGAATCTTGATGGTTTCATAGCACTTATCGCTATCATTGGTGGAACCGCCGCTCCTGCTTTACAGACACTACTAAGAATGTGGGAAACAGAACAGACTGTTGAAGTTGATAGTATGCCAACAGAATTAGACCACGAAAGAATGTTATGCGAAACAAAACAAGAACATAATCTTGAAATTGAGAAGTTAGCGCAAGCACACGAACATCAGATGGCTAAATCAGCACAAGACCACTCACAAGAGATGGATAAACTGCGTGGAACTTTAGACATAAAGACATTAGAACCTAAGAAGAAGTGATATTATGCCAGACCCGCAAGAAGGAGAGAGTAAAGAAGATTTCATGTCTCGATGTATGGGAGATGATAAGATGGTTGACGAATTTGGCAACCCGCAACAGAGAGCAGCAGTATGTAATTCCTATTATGAAAGAAAAGACGCTACTGCTAAGATGGAAGATTATATCTTCTCTGACCCAGAAGGCGCAAGAAAGAAATCTGAAGAAATAGGAATGGATGGCGAAATACATGAATCTCGTATGGCTGATGGCACACCTATGTATTTTCCGGGCAAGACGGAAGAAGAATTTATCGAATGGTATCGCAAAAACGACCCAGACGCAAGAGAAGAATTAAGTGCTTTGCAGTATGGCAGACCGGGCAAAAACGACCCACGAAAGACACCTGCAAAACCATCTGAAAGGCGTAAAGGTTCAAAAAAGAATCCTCCGGGTTCTGCGAAAAAACCAAACAATAGCATTCAGATTAGCAAAGAGACAGAGTCTCGTCTGCGAAAGATGATGGCAGAACACAATGCAAAAGTGGCAGACAAAGGTAAAGGAAGCAGAGCAAGCATGGGAATGCTAAAGACAGTCTTTCGTAGGGGTGCTGGTGCTTTTAGTCGCACTCACGCACCCAATATGTCAAGAGGAGGCTGGGGTATCGCAAGAGTCAAAGCATTCCTTTACCTTCTGCGAAATGGAAGACCTTCCAATCCAAATTACAAGCAAGACAACGACTTACTGCCTAAATCACACCCAAGAGGTAGTAGCGAAGAAGATTACGAAGATTGGGATGATGAAATTTTTAGTGCCGCAGAATATCAAGGCAGAAAAGTTAAATTAAACAAACCTTTCAGAACACCAGATGGCCCTAAGAAGTTTGCAGTATATACTAAGAATGAAAAGGGAACAGTTGTAATTGTAAGATTTGGCGACCCTAATATGGAAATCAAGCGTGATGACCCTCAAAGACGCAAAAACTTCCGAAGTCGTCATAATTGCGATAATCCCGGTCCTAAATGGAAAGCCCGCTATTGGTCTTGTTATCAATGGAGAAGTGGTTCAAAAGTCGAAGGTAGTGAGTTTAATAAAACACCTTATGCGTCATATAATGACATGGGTTGCGATTGTGGTTGCGGTGGATGCGGTTCTTACGAAGCAGATGAACATTCTATGCCATCCCCAAAGAATGATGAGTCACATGATGAATTTATGTCAAGATGTGAAGAAATGGGCTTCTCTACACAAGAATGTATGGATGCTCATCAAGACCATGAATTTATGGAAGAAGCATCTTATCATACAGACGGCGAATGCCAAAATGGATATGAAAAGAGAAATGGTATGTGTGTAAAAGTAGCATTTGAATTAGATGTTGATGTAAAGGTTGACGAAATTATAGTCGAAGCATCAACAGGAAGACAAGTAGTTAGAATTACAGGTATAGCATTCCATGATGGTATAAACAAAAATGGTTGGCAGATAACAAGAGCAGGTGCTGAATTAGCAGTATCTCAAATGTATGGTGCTGACCTAACTTTAAACCACCCACCTTCTGAAAATGGTCGTTTCAAAAGAAACATGAATGGTGGAGTCGAAGATGCAGTTGTAGGTATTGTTACCGAAGCATTTATCATTGATAGCGAACAAGGCTGGGAAGTGGGCTTCAAAGCAGAAGTCCACAGGCCAGAATTGTTCGAGGCTCTTGAGTCTGGACTTTGGCTAAGAGAAGGTTATGGTGTAAGTATTGGTGGAACAGGTATACCAGACATGGTCACACAACACAAAGACGGTTCAACAGTTATGACATTTGAAAGCGACTTTAAGTTTGACCATCTGGCTATTGTCCACAGACCAGCATACAAAAGAGCAGTAATTAATACAGTTGAAAAAGTTATGATGGAGGTTGCTCAAGACGAATCCTTTATTAGTCAAGACGATAATGCTCTGAATACCGAAAAGGTGAATATCATGACTGACGAAGATAAAATCAGTATCGAGGCATCCGAAGAGGTTGTCGAAAATGTAGCAGAAGAGGTTATTGAAACCCCAGACTACGCTTCTGAAATTGAGGCTCTAAAGGCTTCACTTGCAGAGCGTGAAAATGAATTGGCTGAAATCAAAGCCGCAGAAGA